AAGAATACAAACACACTTTATACGATTAATGCATTGAATGATTTAATTCGTGAATTAAACGGGGGTAAATTAGATAAAACATTTCCTATAGATTGGGAAAATTATAAGAACTCTTTATTACTTACAAATGAAGATGGTCTTAATAAAATACCAACAAGAATTTACACTATAGTAGATGTAACAACTTGGGAGAAAGGGAAAAAATAAATTGTATTTTGAAACGATTCATTATACTTATTTATGAATCAAGGTTATTCTTGATTAACAATTACAAATTAACAAATTAACTAATGGAGAATGAAAATGGATTTAAACGCAATCAAAAATCGTCTTAGTCAACTTCAGACTACAAACACACGAACATCAAATCTTTGGAAACCACAACCAGGTACACAAGTACTTAGGATTGTCCCTTATAAATTTAATGCGGACAACCCTTTTATTGAATTGTACTTTCACTATGATTTAGGTGGTAAGAATTATCTTTCACCAATCTCATTTGGTCGTCCAGACCCAATTGAAGAGTTTGCACAAAAACTCAAATCAACTGGTTCAAAAGATGACTATCGTCTTGGTAAAAAGATTGAAGCAAAAATGAGAACTTTTGCTCCAGTCGTAGTACGTGGTGAAGAAAATCAAGGTGTTAAGTTTTGGGGATTCGGAAAGACAGTTTATCAAGAACTACTTTCAATTATAGCAGACCCTGACTATGGTGATATCACAGACGCAGTAAGTGGTCGTGATGTTGCTGTAGAGTTTAAAACTGCTGAAGAGACTGGGAAGAATTTTCCTTCAACGTCAATTAGGGTAAAACCTAATCAAACTCCAATTACAGAAGATGCGGCTATGTTGGATTCAATTAACGAATCACAAAAGAATATTACTGAAATCTATCAGGAACTTTCTTATGATGATTTAACTCAGGCACTAAATGAATATCTTAACGGTAGTTCTACTGAAAAAACAGAAGAAGAAACTACTGAAAAAGAAAAACCAGTAGTAGCAAATACTAATAGTGCATCAGACACAACAGCAGCATTTGACGACTTGTTTAATAACTAAAAAACAATGTAGTGGGTGGCAGTCTACAGATTGAAGACCAGAGTTGGCTGTTATTGTACGCCTAACCACCCATTTTCACTAACACTTTAATTGGAGATAATTTATGTCAACAAGAGATGAATTAGCAGGTGTCTTAGCAGACACTATAAATAAACAATTCAAGGATATGAAAGTTGCATATTTCTTGGATGGTACAGACACAACACCAACAGACATAAAAGATTTTGTATCTACAGGTTCGACTATGTTAGACTTAGCAATATCAAATAAACCAAACGGTGGTATTGCAGTTGGTCGTATTACAGAACTTAATGGATTAGAATCAAGTGGTAAATCTTTACTCGGTGCACATATGTTAGCCGAAACTCAAAAGAAAGGTGGAGTTGCTGTTTACATAGATACAGAGACTGCAGTTAGTACAGAGTTTCTTAGTTCTATTGGAGTAGATGTAGATAATATGTTATACTTACACTTAGAAACAGTAGAAGATATATTTTCAGCTGTTGAAGAGATTGTTGCAAAAGTTCGTGAATCAGATAAAGATAGATTAGTAACTATTCTTGTTGATTCACTAGCAGCTGCTACAACTAAAGTAGAGTTAGAGGCTGAGTTTGATAAAGATGGTTGGGCTACATCAAAAGCAATCATTCTATCAAAAGCAATGAGAAAGATTACTCAAATGATTGGTAGACAAAAGATAGCTCTTGTGTTCACTAATCAACTTAGACAAAAACTTGGTGTAATGTTTGGAGACCCGTGGACTACAAGTGGTGGAAAAGCATTACCATTTCACGCATCAACTCGTATTAGATTAAAGAATACAGGTCAAATCAAAGATAAAAAGAATAATAACATCGGTATGAAAATGAGAGCTCAAGTTATTAAGAATAGATTAGGGCCTCCAATGAGACACGCTGATTTTGAACTTTACTTTGAAAGTGGTATTGATGATGAGGGTAGTTGGTTGAAAGTTATGAAAGACCACAATCTTGTAAAACAAGGTGGAGCCTGGTATACAATGAATAATCACGAGGGTAAAGAACTTAAATTTCAATCTAAAGATTGGAGTGAACAACTTAAAGATGAGGATTTCAGAGAGTATTGCTATAACTTAATCTGTGATAAAGTAATTCTAAAATATGAAAAGAATTTCGGTATCGATGACGTAGTTGTAGAAGAGGAAGATAGTGAGTAATAGTAAATATCTTTCTATATTCGATGAAATAAAGAAAAAAGGTGGGTCTTTAGACGGTGGTCAACCTAATGATAAAGTACTTATAATAGATGGCTTAAATACTTTTATTAGAGTATTTAGTGTTATACCGACTACTAACGATGATGGTATTCACGTTGGTGGAATAGTTGGTTTTCTAAGAAGTATTGGTTATACCATAAATATGTTTAGACCTACCCGTGTCATCATAGTGTTTGATGGTAAGGGTGGGTCTACCCGTCGCCGTAAATTATATCCAGAATATAAACAAAATCGTAAAACTAAATACAGAGTAAATCGTGCGTATGATTTTGCTTCTCAAGAAGATGAGAAACAAAATATGATTATGCAGTTACAAAGAGTGGTTGAGTATTTAGATGCTCTTCCTGTAACTGTATTATCGTATGATAATATTGAAGCTGATGATACGATTGGTTATCTATGTAGACAAGTTCTTACTGAATCTCAAATTACAATTATGTCTACTGATAAAGATTTTCTTCAGTTAGCAAATGGTAGGATAAAAATTTGGAGTCCTACTAAAAAGAAAATGTATGATGAACAAGCTGTATTAGATGAGTTTGGTATATCATCTCACAATCTTATTTGGTATAGAGTTATTGACGGTGATAAATCAGATAATATAAAAGGTGTTAGAGGTTTAGGATTAAAAACGATACAAAAAAAATTACCGTTTTTGAGCGAAAATCGTATAGTTAATATAGACGAAGTTATTACAGAATTACCAGAATCAAAGGATGTTATAGAATTGAATTATAAATTAATGCAATTATCAGACGTAGATATTTCAGGCTCTACAAAAACTAAAATAATACAAAAAGTTAGAGAACCAATTAATAGGTTAGTAAAATATAAATTTCAAAAAATGTTTTTAGAGGATAAGCTATATTCAGCACTTCCAAATCTTAATAGTTGGTTACTTACAAATTTCAATCAACTAAATCGTTACGCTGAGAAGACATATGAGTGAAACCCTAACACAATTTGGAACATCATTTCAATCTAAAATTTTAGCTTCCCTAATGGGAGATGTTAAGTTTATTCAAACTATTAGTGATATATTGAATCCATCAATGTTTGATTCTGATTCAAACAAATGGTTGGTAAAAACAATTAAAGATTACTATTATGAATATAAAAAACAACCCACACTTGAAGTTATAAAATATAAGATTGATGAGATAGAAGATGATGTATTAAAATCAGGTGTTGTAGATAAACTAAGAGAGGTTTGGAAAAATGTTGAAGCTACAGATTTAGAATTTGTACAATCAGAAACACTTGATTTCTGTAAAAACCAAACACTAAAAGGTGCTATACTTGAATCGGTTGATTTATTAGAAAACAAAGATTATGATGGTATAAAATCTATTATTGATGAAGCTATGAAAGCTGGTACTACAAGAGATTTAGGACACGATTATATAATATCGTTAGAATCAAGACTTGAGGAATCTGCTAGAACAACTGTTGCAACGCCTTGGGATGTAGTTAATGATATAATGGATGGTGGTTTAGGTCACGGAGAACTTGGAGTGATTGTTGCTCCAGCTGGTATTGGTAAATCTTGGACACTACAAGCACTTGGTGCTGGAGCGTTAAAAGAAGGTAAAACCGTAGTTCATTATACATTAGAGTTAAATGAAAACTATGTTGGGTTAAGGTATGATTCTATTTTTAGTGGCGTCACTACAGCTAATATAAA